TTGGCCAACTTCCACGATGTAATCACTGCCGCTTTCTGTTGCAGTGATCTCAATCTCAGTTGAGCCGGCGTTTTCTAAACGCGCTGAATATTTTAATGAATAAGAAGCTATTGGATAATCACTATCCAAATCGCTACGCTTCCAAGCGATACGATCACCGGCAATAATATCGCTCGGCTCAGTGGTTGGGTAGTTTGTAGAGTCAAATAAATTGGCCATAAATCCCTATATCTAGTGTTTTTGAAATATAAAACTACTATATCTAGGTGTTAGTGTCGTAACATTTTTTCAAATGTCAACCCCAATTTAAAACTAATTTACCAACGCGCTGCAAAACCACCGGATTTCTTATTTCTCGGTCTTAATGGGCGCTGTGTTTGTGTAACTTTTGGTTGGATATTAATGTTTTTTTCGTCTTTTCTTGACTCAGTTTTAACTTTATCAGGCTTAGAATCAAATAAATCTTTAATAAAAGGCTCAACAATATCCTCTAATCGTTGCCAATCTTTCTGACTCCACTTGTTCATGCCCAAATGGTATGCCGCCGCCAACGCATACACCGAGCAATCCAGTACCTCGTTGCGCCGATGCGATGGCTTGACCCACTCAGTACGTGGATGGCCTTTGTGATAACGAGTCACTAATTTTTCAGCAGTTAATTGAGCGTAAAACTCATCGTCCAATTCTTTAGAAAAATGCACAAGACCTGCGCCACTTTCAATACCGAATCGACCGTACCAAACGCTCTTTGCAGTGTCCGATCCCACCGGCCATAATTGCACACCACCGCGAATGGTTTTACCGCCAATGGAAATGTCTTGATTGGTTGGCCGTCCGATCACCGGTCGGTTGCGAGTCGATTGTCCTTTGATGGCAATCACATGACGGTGCTTTCTAAGTCGGCAAAAATCATACACCATCTGTGTGTGGTGTCCGCCGGTGTCAATCGCCACTGCGGATAGATTCACACTCGAGCCGGATTCGTGATCCAACTCTTGCAACAACCATTCGTCCAGCTCTGCCCAAAGTTTAGGCGATGCCGGATCACCAAAAAATACTTGATAATCAATCACCCAGCTTTCCTGCCCATCTTTACCAAATGCCCAAATCACCGCTTCGAGTCTGTTGTCCTGCACGTCCACACCGCAAGTGGCAATAAGCGCACCATTTGGTAATTGGCGCAATGGGTATTCTTCTGCTTTTTTGCGTAAATCGTTCATGTCCACGCGGTTGGTTTCCTCATCCCAACACTCGCCCAATGCCGTGTTAATGAATGTTTTTAAAAGGTGTGGATCTTGCTGTGCATCAAGCCATTTTTGTACCAAGTTTGCCCAACTTTCCCACGGTGAATAAAGCGATGATATGTGATACGATCGGCGAGTATCTCGGTAATTATTATCCGGCTTGGTGGCTACCCATTTACCGTGTTGCAACATCTCAAGTTTATCACTTTCTGTAATAACTCCGGCGCAATGCTCGCACATATACACAGCAGTTTCCGGACGCGGTACTTTGTTTGCGTCCTTGCTCCATTTGATGTTTTGCCAATACAACTCTTGCATTCCATCGCAATGCGGACATGCCACATGATACTTGCGCTGATCACCTTTTAAAAACTCACGCTCAACACGGCTCACATCTTTCACCGTTGGTGTTGATCCGATTAAAACCTTGCGCCGTGCAAAGGTTTTTGTTCTGTTTACGGCCAACTCAATCGGATCGCCCTCACCGTCCAAGTCATACGGATAGGCATCAACCTCATCGAGTAGTAAATATCGCACCGGTACCGATCTTAGATCCGCCGCACTATTTGCACCAGCAATAAACAACACACCGCCGTCAAATGCTTTTGAGGTGGTGGTGTTGCCGCTATCCCTTGCGCGTGGATCTGCCACCAATCCACGAAGCACTGGCATGTCTTGGATCATCGTTGCTAAGCGTTGTTTTGAATATCGTTTTGCTAAGTTCTGAGTTGGCTGCACCATCATTGCCGGCGCTGGTGCGCGGTGGATAATGTAGCCGATCATGTTGGTTAATGCCTCAGTAAATCCAAGCTGTGCGCCTTTCATAATCGTAACAAATTCACAACGCGATGATGGCGAAAACGCATCCATGATCTCACGCAAATACGGTGTGCGATTGGTGCGCCATCTACCAGGCTCGGCCGCATAAGTTTGACCAAGCAAACGATACTCATCCGCCCATTCACTCATCGGCTCTTGCGGATCAGGTTTTAATCCGGCAACGATGGCATCGAGTGCCAACCGCTCACCACTAACATCAACCGTTGGTATCTGTTTCTGTTTCATTTTTAATTTCAATCTCTACCGGCTCACTCACTAATTTAGCAAACTCGCTTTCCATATCAAACAAGATCTGATTAATCTCACCCTCAATCATGCTGTGGATTTCGTGATGATCATCCTCACCGGCCAATGGTTGCGACAATCTATCCGCCACCGTCTGCAACGAATTACGCACACCGCGTGCAGCGGTAAATATTGCCCGTTTGGTTTCATCCGCTCGAAGCAAATCGCCTCGAAGTTCTGCATCGTTCATCTCAGCAATATTGGCCTGCGCAGTAATCAGCCGAGTTTTCTCACCATGCTGATCCGTATTCGCCACCCCCCCAAATGCACGTTCACGCAAAAAATTAATATAGCCTTGCGTTGATTTTGTTAAATCGTATTCACCTCTGCCAAATTTAACAATCACATTCGCATCTTTGAGTTGTTGCACACGCCGATCCGTTAGCATTAAAAATGCTGACAGTTCTTGCAGTGTGCATTTATCTTTGTAAGTCATTGATTAATAACGAATTCCTTATATATATACTGAAACTAATAAAATAGAGGACTTGCGAATTACCCTCAGTGCATCCGCGTCAGGAGTACCTTTTTTATTCTGACTGGTCATCGAGCTGTTGATAATGCTTTCTCTAAACTTTTATTCAAATTCTTTTTAAATTTAGAATTAACAACACCCTTACCGATCTTGTAGAAAGGGAATCGTTTGCGATAGCTAACCACTGGCTCAAACCCAACCATTAACTTAATACCTCTGTTACGCTTGCCACCAGTCCTTTCCCACACACCATCAATGTTCTTAATCTTGCCAATGAATTGATTTTTATTCTTAATAAAGCCTTTGCGCCTACCAGGAATATTACCAAACTTATTCAGCTTTGCGTGCTTGTACGGCACACCAATGCGACCAGTACGCTTACCACCCTCGACTTGATACTTGAGATACTTAGCCTGTATTGGTTTAATAAACACACTGGCTTCTTGATTGTTTTTGTTTGACCATTTAATTTTAAAAGCATTTTGAGTAAAGCTTGTTGGTCGGTCGAGCTTCTTGGATGTTTGTACTTTCTCTGCTTTCATTACATCTTTGGCTGTGTTGTTAATGCCTAATGATATTGCAAACGGTAATTGCTTTTTCTCAATTCGAGTAAGCGTTTTATTTAATTCCTTGATATTATCTTTAACGATTAAATCCAACATAATTTAACTTCCATAATATTATTTTAACTTCCATTTACCAAACGGATTGCGACCGTTGAATTTAATCTCATACACCTTTTGCCATTTAAAGCACGTTGTGTACGACACATCCAACTGATTGGCCGCATCCCTAATTGTTGATCCTTGCTCTGCTTTACGCGCCAAGAACAACGCCACTGGCTCGCCAATGCGAACCTCTACACGTTGTTGTAGTTTCATAGCGTGTAATAATTACCACGATCACCCTCTACAAACTTAACTTCAACACCGGCCTTGCGTAACACATCCACCACTGCACCTAAGTTCTTGATGTTGTATTGCTCACGCGCGTAAGGCGGTGTGATGTTTTTGCCCTGCTCTAAATGTTGACGCACCACATAAGCCTGCGACCCCTCACGAAANTANTNCGTAAAGCGTTTATTATCACGCGAGCATTTATACATATACACCATTCCACCGCCAATCACCGCACCACTTGCTAATATTATTAATTCCATACTTAATCCCCTAAAAAAATATACAACATGATTGCGGTATATAACCCAATCAAACCAATAACAAACTCAATTGCTTCCATTTACTTCCCCTTTTAACTGATCAACCAATTGCCTAATCACATCCAAGTGATGCTCGCAATCTCTATTGTCTTTATTACCAATCGCAAACAACAAATAATCCACCTGCTGCTTAATCGCGTTTGCCGCCTTTAAGCATTGATTCGCACTGTGATACCTCATGCCACTTTCCTATTTTTAAAATAGTCCAGCACCTCGCGTTGGTGTTCGAGTATCGCCCCATGCCCTGCTTTTTCAAACGGTGACATGTGAAAATCAATCATCTTTTTGCATTCGCAATAAGTCCAACCGCGTGTTGATTCCATGTAACGCATAAACATCACATGAATGTGTTGTGGCACTTTGTTAAACGCATGATCAGCAAAGAATCTAAACCGCGCATGATCATCCGCATCGTTCCACAGCCTTAAATAATCTTTGGATTTTTCTTCTTTAACCTCTATCACCACCACTGGTGCAACATTGATTTTTAAAATGCAATTAATAAATTGGTCTATTGTTGGTGGAAAACCCTTGCCATTAACGTCTGCCCATAAATCACAAGCGGATTTAATATTGTCCTCANTCAGTCTGTCTGCATCTACTTTTTTGCCGAGTTCCTCTGCCCATATCAATGTTTGTTTGGCTTGGTGTTTTTCATCGTTCTTATAATTCGGCACAAATCTAACTGTTAAATAACCCAATATCAAGGTCGCCGTTTTTTTGTATATTTCATTCATCAGTTTAATAATCCTTTGTTCAGTTGTTCAAGTCCCGTTCCAAATGACAACCCAGTATCAGCATCAATCCCTTGCGCTGCTAATTCAGCACGCCGGATCAATGTCATTGGTTGGTTGTTTTTCCTTTCGTTTTCTCTTGTTTCCCACGTCCTAATCGCTGATTGCCAACACTTCATTTTATTTTTTCCAACATACCAACCCTTTGATTGATAAAAATCAACGAATGATTGTGCATTAACCGAATTTTTACGATCATTGCAATAAGCTCGAACATCATCAATAGTGGGTGGATTAAATCGTTTACCCCCCTTTTTAGTTCTATTGGTTATGTTCTTGGTTAGTTCTTTGCGTGTTACAGTTTCTGTAACGGGCATGGGGGTTACAGTTTCAGTAACCCTTGGGGTTACAGTTTCAGTAACCGTTACAGTTTTTGTAACCGTTACCAAATTGGGTACTGTTATTTGATAGCGGGTTGACTTTGAAAACCCGCCCTTGCCCTCTTTAATTAACCATCCCAAATCAACCAGTTCTGAGGTTGTTTGTGATATTCTTGTGACGGGTAGGTTGCAGCGGTCTGATAGCTTTTTACGGCTTGGCCATATAGTGTTGGTGTTTTTGCCTCTGAATGATAACAAGGCGATTAATACTTTAATATGATTGGGTTTAAGTCGTTGATCTTGGATAACCTCGATTGGAGTGATTGCGAATATATCTTGACTCATCGTTGCAATTCCTCTTGATCCTTAGTTATGTCTTTAAATCCATAACAATCTGATCCAAATTGCGGTTCAAATTCTTGTCTGTCTTGATTACGCACTCTTGGATCCGGTGCATTGATTTTATGCCGACCACAAATTCTGGCCAATTGGCATACTGATTTACATATTGCAAACATATTCCCCCTATGTGTATTTTTTGTATAGAATTAACAAACTAAACAAAAGGTTTATAAAAAATGTTATCGATTAAAAATATCCGCCCAAATATCTTCGCGTTTGATTGCACCATTACTCAGTTTTTCAATCTGCAAACATCGCTTAATTGGAATACCTCGCCTTTTCCATTGAGAGATGGCCATTTGCGTTACACCGAGCAAATCTGCCAACTCTTTTTGCGAGCCAAAATACTTAATCACTTTTTCCATGCGCCTAATTATAAACATAAAAGTTTATAATAAATACATAAATTAATTTATGCCTAAATTGAATAAAAAAATTGCTGAAATTGTCGCAAAAGAATTAAAAACCAAAGGAATTAAAAAGGTTGAATTTGCACGTTTAATCAATGTATCGCCTCAATCTTTAAATAATTGGTTTAACCGTACTGGGATACCAAATTCTCAATTAAGTAATATCGCAAAAGCAATCAATGTACCAATTGATTATTTACTTACTGGCGACAACAAAATGCCCAACAATACTGTGAGCTTTGAATTATTAAACATCAAGGATTACAAGGGCAGTGATCTCGCTAAGTTTGATAATATTCACGATGTCTTTACCGTGGATCGCGAATGGTTTATTGATGTCTTTAAAAAACAACCAACACCCACCATGAAGATTGTATTTGCCCAATGCGAATCAATGCAGCCGACTTTTACACAAGGCGATTTTCTACTGGTTGATACGGCCGACACCAACATCAACGATGGTGTTTATATCTTTAAAGTTGATGATCGATTGTTTATTAAACGCTTGCAAATAATGCCGGGCAAAATATTAGTTATTAGTGATAACAAAAAATACGAGTCATTTAACCTACCCAGCGATGCAGTCATAATCGCAAAGGTAATTGACTTGTGGAAACATGACACACCATAGGAGTCAATATGTATCAGTATAAAGGTGATAAAAAAAATGAAATTATGTTCCATGTTAAAGGCTCTGCAAAAGAGCCTTACGAGGTAATTTTTGTTAAGCGATCAGATAATAATTTATCTGCTTATTGTGATTGTCCAGCAGGTAGTTTTGGCACATATTGTAAACACCGATTTAACATACTCGATGGTAAATTAAAAGACATTGTAAGTGATAATTTAAATGATATTGATTTAGTTCAGTCTTGGTTTATTGGATCTGATATTGAGGCCGCAATGGAAAATGTAAAACAATGTGAAAAAGAAATGCAAAAAGCAAAAAGAGTGCTGGTTAAAGTAAAAAAAGAATTAGCAAAAGCCATGCTTAACTAATATTAAAAATATCTAAAATTTTGCTTTTTAAGCATTTTTAAGCCTTAAAAACCCATCTAAACCGCCTTTATTGGCGGTTTTTTATCACTATTCTACGCCAATTTTGATTATTTCTTAAATTTTTGTGAATTTTTATTTACATTTATACACATAATGTGTTTATAATTTCCCCAACAAAACAAAAAGAGGGGAAACATGAAAGATTTATTTAATTTCGACAAAGAAGTTGAAACCACACCGGCACAATTCTACATTGGCTTTGTAATATTCATATTTTTAATTGGATTTGTTGAGGCATTATGAGTCATTTGTTATTAAGTATCAATGATTTAACTTTGGATGAAAAAAGCCAAATATTTGATTT